ACTAAGTTATATGACTAATGATGAAACAAAAGTTACACCTTCATCGACAGAAACATTATCTAGTTCATCATCTGATGATCTTACTAAAAAGAAAAAAAGAGGTGTTAATGTTAGTGTTGATGCTGATGTAGATGCGAAAGTTAAACTACCTAAAATTGGTAAAATTATAGGTAATTTTGTTGATAAAACAAAAAAGAAAATAAAAGACAAAAAGACAGCGAGAAACGTGCGTAAAGGTAATTGTCCTCCATGTCCTCCATGCGATTAATATGAGTTTAAAGGGTTATAAAAAAGATAGTCCCGATGTTAACAAACCATATAACGTTATTCCCGGAGGTAATATTACTATGAAAGGTGTTGAGTTTAAAGTGCTTGGTACTGATGATAGAGGATATACTAAGGTTATGTATCCTGGTTATGATTATACATTTCCAGGCGCAAAGTATGTTATTGAAAAGAAAATGTAATGAGTGATAAAAGAAAAAAGTTTAAAGACACTAAAGTCGGACAATTTTTATTAGGTAAATCAGGTCTTGTACAAGCCATAGGAGATGTGATGCCAGATAAAGGTTTGTTAGGCGTGGTTAAAAACTTAATAAACAACGATCCAGAGTTACCACCAGAAGATAAAGAAAAAGCCATGAAGCTGTTAGAGCTTGATATGGTTGAGATGGAAGAGGTTTCAAAACGCTGGGTTAGCGATATGAAATCAGATTCATGGTTAAGTAAAAACACTAGACCTATGTCACTTATATTTTTAACAGTATCTATGGTATTGTTTATAATATTAGATAGTTTTGAATGGGGTTTTAGTGTGGAAAAAAGTTGGGTAGATTTACTCAAAACACTTTTAGTAACTGTTTATGTAGCCTATTTTGGTTCACGTGGAGCGGAAAAATTTAAAAGTATAAGTAATAATAAATAGTAGATAATCAATTAAATTTAATATAATGGCAAAAAAAATAAAAAAAGCACAATTAGAAAAAGTTGTAAAACAACAAGAGGAAATAAAAGAACTACTTATTCAAATAGGTGGTGTAGCATCTCAAAAACACGCTATGCTTCACAAGCTTGGTAATTTAAATGAAGCTGTAGAGGAAACTAAAAAAGAATTAGAAGCAGAGTATGGATCAGTAAATATCGATTTAACAAACGGTACCTACACACCAATTGAAAAAGAAAGTGGAATCTAAAATAAGAAAAATCAGCATAGGTTCTGAATACAAAGACAATGCGATGCATTACTCGGTTGGTCAAGAGGTTTATGGAAACCATATCATAAGTGATATAATTAAAGACGAAGAAAACGCTTATAACATTTTTATAAAAAAGAACAACGAAATA